ATTCTAATGCTGCTGAATACATAGCAAGAGTTTCCCCTTTTGCACCAGAAGCAAGTTGTGAACCACCCTTTTTCTTTAAACTAATATTATATTTTTCTGAATACATGTCAGTTTTTGGTGTTCCATCTGTACCACCTTTTGATATCCAAAAATCAGATAAGTTTGTTTTACTTTTACCAGCACCAAACTGTATCATTTCATTTGCTTTTAACTTTGCTTTAAAATTTGTTGCAATTTTTTTACCAATTTCTTCATATGTTGGATAGAATTTTTCTGCTGACTCTTTAGCTTTTTTATCAAAATTCTCATTACCTAATAACTTATTATATTGATGAACTATTATATCTTCCCACTCTGCTCCACTAGGGTCTTTAGAACTATCACCACCTGTTTTACCTCCACTAAACCCATTTGCACCCTTTTCTATATTACTCATTTTACCAAAGTGTTTGACTATTAAATCGTTCAGAACTTTTTTATCTTTTGCTGTATCTGGTTTTACGTTGACTTTAAGCTTTGAAAATGCAACTAATTCTTTATCATTAGCAGGGATTTTTTTAAACTTTTTACCATCTGTTCCAATGAGTTCTCCAGCTATTGCTTTTTTTACAAATTGTTGTTGATTATCTCTACTAAAAAAATCTCTAGCTGACATAGTGGCCTCAGTCAAGAACGACTGAACCTTTTCTTGTAGATCTACTTTTTGAGTGCGAGCAGGTCTTAACTGCTTCATTGCGTATTTTAATGACATACCAAGTTCCCAATTAAAGATAAGTAATTAATTATTTATACTTTGAATGTAGAGAACTTGTCGTACTTATCGCCCTTTCCAAAATCTGTGTTATCAAAAACTGGCCCGTTGTCTTGACCACTATCTGTGATTTCACTTTGTGTTGAATTGGAATCTACATCATAGAGTTTCATCTTTGATCTGTCTACACCAATAATAAATCGTTTATTCATGGTTGGGTCATTGTAACGATTTTTCAACTGTTTGACTTGAATTTGTTTCAATTCCTCAAGTTCCTCTGACGATATAAGTGCAAACATCAAATCAGCAGTTGCAGGTAAACCAAAACTCTCAGAAGTGTCAGTTAAATCAATATCTGAGGAACTAAATCCACTTCGTGTTGTCTGCGTTGCACTTACCACTGGAACATTACATTCGACTGCCAAGCCTCTTAATTCTTCTGCAATTGCCTTAATAACCATGTAAGAGTTTACATTTGAAGCAGCACGATAACGACTTGAAGCACAAATGTTTAGATAATCAATAAAGATAATATCTGGTTTGATAGAGCGTTTAAGAGCAAGTTCTTTAATCAGACCACGAAAGTGACTACTGTTTGCAGATGCAGTTGGATACTCTTTAACAATTAACTGTCCTGTGGTCTTTTTCTGTATTTTTGCAATCTTATCCTCAAACATTTTTTTAGGTAGATTGTGCAAATCTTCCATAGATATATTCATTAGATTTGCATCAATACGTTCTGCAATACGTTCCTCTGACATTTCTAGAGTAATGTATAAAACATTCTTACCTTGAGACATGCAGTTAGCTGCCATGTGACACATGAATAAAGATTTACCAACACCAGTTCCAGCAAGAACAATGTTCAAAGTTTTTGGTGGAAGTCCACCCTTTGTAATCTTATTAAAAAACTCTAAGTCGAATGGAATACGTTCTTCCTTTTTGTGATAGAACTCATATCGTTTTTCAGCATCTTCCACATAGTCATGACCGACACTACTATCAAACGATACAGCAAGAGCATCAGATAAAATTGTTGGAATGGACTCAGGTGTTCTTTGTTTATCTTTACCATCAATGATAGAGACACCTTCAACAATAGCATTGTAAACTGCTTTGTCTTTACAAAACTTTTCAGTGACATCAATCAACCAGTTTAGATCAACACTCTTTTCACTTAATGTTTGTATGATCTCTATGACTCTTTGATGTTCAGTTTCATTTAAATCTTTACGATGTGAAACTTCAATTTCTAAAGTCGTTGATGTAGGAATCTTATTATATTTTTCTACGAACTTGTTGATTTCCTCAAAGACAACTCGTTCTTCACGAATATCAAAATACTCGCCTTTTAGAAAAGGAAGAACCCTACGAGCATAGTCCTCATTTGTAACAAGATTAGATAACGCTGTTCTCTCAATCGTTGGTGGCAAAATCGTTCTCCTTTGTGCCTATTATGTCAACTAAAATATCACCAGCTAAACTAAAGAAGTCATCTCCAAATTCTTCTCTAGGTATTCCATTGTTTTCAATTATATCATACTCAAACTGAAAAGGTAAAGTGCCATCTTCATTTTCTTCTCCAATTGATACCTTACCATATTTAAGTACAACACCAGCATATTTGCCTTCGTTGATACCTATGCAAGTCACATCATGACTTGGTGATTCTACGAACACATAATCTTTATTGTGTTGAACTTCCATACTTAAACTCCTTCTGCGCAGCCACGTTTAACTGCTCCATAATATCATCAGTAAAATACTTTTCTGGATTTTCCATGATTGTTTTACCATAGATTTTTGACCCATCTGGCATTTCATAACGAGTTGATACTTTTTTAAATATATCATATTTTTCTGCAAGGTCTAATAAACCATAGTAACGATCTAGACCAGCATCATAATTCAATCGAACATCAACCATTTTATTTTCTTTTGTCATTCTTGATTTATGATTTTTACAGTGAATAATATTACCAACCACTTCACTACCATCTTTATCTTTTTTCTTTGATAAGAACACGATAGACGAAGCTGCATATTTCAATCCAGAACCACCACCCATTTCTTTGGTAGGAAACATTGAACCCATAGAATCATAAGTATGATTTGTAATCACCATTGGAACTTTTGCCTTACCCAATTTCAAAGTCAATACACGAAATGCAGCCTTGAGAACTTGTGCTCGTGTCATATCCCTTGTTTCTTTCCCCTCAGCCGTGTCCTCAACCTCTTTTGTTGTTGATAACATACCTAATGAGTCTAAACACATAAACATTGGTCTACGAACGTCTGTGTCCTGCTGAAGATACCTTTCAAGGACTTTGAGTGATTGTGTACGAAATTCTTGAACAGTGGTCACTGGAAGTATTACCATTCTCTCAGGGTCAATACCACGATCAATTACCATCTGTTTTGTGATTGCACTTTCAGACTCAAAGTACACCACACCACCCTCTGGATTTGCATCAAGAAAATGTTTACATATACCCATAAGGAAAAATGTCTTACCTGTTGCAGACTCACCAGCAAGTGCTGTAATTTTGTTTGCTGGTAAACCACCATGTACCGAACCCGATAAGAGTGCGTTAAAAATATATGAACCAGTGTCGATAAAAGTATCTACATCACCAGCTTCAACACCTTCAGCTACAAGTTGTGCATACTCATTACCAGTTGTTTTAATTACATCTTTTAAAAAATCATTCATAACTATTCTCCAATAAATGGATTGCCGAACTCATCAACCAACCCTGTTTCTTCAACTTGTCCGTGACTATTTAGGCCAATATTTTGTGGAAGAAATCCACCAAACTCAAATACGGAAATTACTTTTTCATTTACTTCTTGAGTATCTAAAGTCATAGCATATTGACAAATCTCTTTAACTTTAGAATTCATTTTTGAAAATTCTTTTAACCATGCCTTTCTGTCGGCCTGAAGCTGAGATGGTTTAGGACTTTCAATATAACCATAGATAGTTACAGAAGTATATCTGTCAACACTTTTTTTTCTAGAGAGTTCTAATCCATCCCAAAACGCACCCTTGCTGAATCCTGTAGGTCTTGCATATGCGATACCATCAACATTACGATTTTTTACACCTTGATGTTGGTATCCATTTTCTTTTAACCAAGCGGCCGCAGTTCTAGCAATGAAAGGTCGCATGGATTGGAATGGGGAGTGTTCTTTTCTAAAACTATTAAAAATATTTTCCTGTTGTTCTTCTGTCATATCTCCAGCAGCAACAGAAATAAAACTTTTAATATCGGCATCATCTGAAATATCTATAGACCCTTCTGCAATTCCATCTGATAAGCCTTTAAGAATATCATCTCTAGTATTACCAGTTCTGGGGTTTAGAATGTGATTGTCAATATAAATAAACTCCCTGCGAGCTCGAGGCGAGTCAAATTCTACTACATCTACAATGGTAGTTTCCCAGTTCAATTCTTCTTGAGCGGCATCTCTATTATACCCACCCAAAATATCTTTCTTCCTAGAATCTTTTTTATTATCCTCAACAACCTGTACCGGCTGGTCATAAAGAAATCCGTTAACTTCGTAAGACTGTCTAATCTTAGCAACATTTTCTGGGCGAGTTAACAATAGTCTAGCCTGTTTATTTCGAGTCAGATTTTCTCTATTAGTTACAATTCTTTTTTTAAAATTTACCCCATCTGGATATGATGGGGGATTTTCTCTGAGCGAACGCTCAATATCAAAGTGCTGTTTCATTTTTTTCTCCTGTCCTACTGGACTGTTTAAGATTTAAATTTCCAAACCCTACCACTCATTTTTCCTCCACTCCAATTGATATAACCTACTGGTTGCATACCAATCTTTTTATAGAATGAGTTTGCAGCAAGGTTTGATTCTCTGACAGTCAGGTACACATCTTGTCCTGTCCAATCAAAAAATTCTTTCATGACCTTTGACGCATTGCCATTACCCTTTACGGAGTTAACGATTTGGTGAATCGTGTATGAATCACGCTCGACCTTTACATCTGTGTCACGACCTATGGGCCTAGTTGCGTTATTTTGATGGAATGTTATCACCACACCATCTTGTAAAACGCACTGACCTAATTCTATTCTTTTCCTTATTTTTGTGTTCCACACATGTGGAAACCATTCTTTGTTATTTTGAAATATATTCCAGACTTCATCAAAGTCTGCCGGTGTTGCAATGTTCAAAAAAATGCCTCCAACGTATTCACTCTGATGTCTTTGAACAAATCTACAGAAGTGTCTTTACCAAAACACCAG